TGCAAGCACCACAAACGTTGACCATGACAATGAGCGAATGTCGATTGAGGCTATTCGCGCTATGGAGGCAGCAATCAATGACGGTGGAGTCCCACTCCGAGTAGAACACTCGAAGCAGGACTCTGCCGTGATTGGAACCGTCTATGAAGCGAGTGTTGATGAACGCAACCAGCTTCATGTGAAGGCTCGTCTCGACAAAGAACATGTTGTCTCCTCTATGCTTTACACTTCAATGAAGCAGGGAGCCAAAATGGGACTGTCAGTCGGCGGTGTGGTCAAGCGAGCAACAAAAGAATTCGTGGAGAGTGTCGGTAAGGTTGTTAAGACCTTTTATGATGTAGCTCTACAAGAAGTCTCTGTTACTCCTCGTCCTGCAAACTATGATTCTTGGCTTGTCGCCAAGCACATCACAGAAAAGCAGGACGACGGGGAGCGATTTCGTTTTACAAATCATTACAATGATTTTCTAAGCGATTTTCCGCAACTCAATTATTTACAAGCATTTGCCAAGTCGATTCCCGACGAGGCATGGCACAAAGTGTCCAAAACTAACCAAGAAAATATGGAAACAAAGAAAACAAGTGAGGAGACTATGGATACAGAAAAGGCTGTGTCTCGTAGTGAATTTAATCAACTCGCAAGTCTTATGACTAAGGGATTTGAAGCTCTTGGTAATACGCTTAAGAAAATGAGCACCGAGGCTTCGGACCAAGACAACCCTAAGGAGGACAAGCCAAAAGATATTGGAGATAAGTCCCGCAAGGCAATGGACACTGACGCAAAAGATACGGTAAATCCTGATAAGGATAAGTCTAAGGAAATTGGCGATAAGTCACAGAAGACCAAGAAGACTACCGCTAATGGTACCGACGAGGACGGTGAGCGCGAGGAAAAGGCAGAGGAAGAAGAGGAGACTACCAAGACTTCCGAGGAGGAGGAAATGGAGGAAAAGAAAAAGACTTCTGATTCTGACGATTACGACTTGAAAACTGTTGAGCGCGCTATCAAGGCTATCGAAAAAGTAGGTTCTCGTGTACGAAAGACTACCGAGGAGGAAGAGACTACAAAGACCACCGAGGACGAGGAAGACGAAATGGAGGAAAAGAAGGCAAAGAAAACTTCTAAGGAGACCGAGGAAACTGAGTGGAAAGCTCGAAAGACCGAGGAAGACACAGAGACCATGAAAGGTATGCACCCACTCGACCAGTTTGCAGTTGCAGTGGCTAAGACTCTTGACGCAATGGCAGCAAAAATGGAAAAGAGTGGTAAGACTGTCCTCGGCTTTGAGAAAAGTGTTATTGACAGTCTTCGTGACGACCCAGAATTCCAAGAGGAGCTTACCAAAATGATGAAGGTGCCGGGACGCAAGTCTTCCGTGTCTATGGGTACTCCTTACGTTACTACCAAGGAAGGCAAGCGATACGCACTCACTATGAGTGACGTTGGAACTCCAACCATTGCAAAGTCTGCAAAGGACGCTGGAAGTTTCAAAGACGTATATAAGACGAACTTCTCGTCTATTCGCCCAGAGGAATAGGTTCGTACCCGCGCCTTGCGTGAGCAGATACCTCGAAAGAGCTGACACGGATTTGGATAAGCGGAGAGAACTTTATTAAAACTTAAACGACTTCTACTATGCGTGTAATGGATTCCCTTGACCGTGCTCTATCCCGCTTTGAGAAGACAGTGGACATTAGTTTTGCTGGTCCAGTGCCTAACTCTTTGCTCGCACGTCAAGACCTTGAAGCCGCGATTGTCGTTCTCTCAGACCGTCTTACTCCGTTCCGTGACCGAGTGAGTCGTATTCGAGGAGAAGGTCTCGCGCACCTCTGGAACCAGCGAACCAGTCTTACGACTCTCGCTAATGGTCCCCAGAGTCTTGTTAACTTGTTCTATGCGGACGGTCAGTTGCCTCCAAGCACAGACCCAACATATGTTCAGCAGACCGCAGCCTACAAATACCTCGGTACTACGGCTGTTATTACTGGTCCTATGATTGCGTCTGGTCGTTCATATATCGACATTGAGGCAGAAATAGCGGAAGCTGCCCTTCGCCGTATTATTCAGGCAGAGGAATGGGCAGATTTCCACGGTTCTACAAGTGTAAACTCTCTTAGTTACAACGGTTTTGACATTCAGCAGGTGACTAACGTTGTTAACGCTAACGGAGCTTCACTTACTGCAAATGGTGTGACCATTCCACTCTTTGACAAAATCATTAAGTTGGTTCGTCTACAGGGTGGAAACAAACTTGACGGTATATACCTCTCGTTTGGTCTACAGGCGCAGGTAAACCAGATTGTTTCTCCAGCAGCTCGCTACTTTATAACAGGAGATAGCGGTCGTGAATTCGGAGCTGGTGACCATGTAGTTAGCTATATGTCTCCACTTGGTTCGATTCCCGTAATTGGAGACTTCTTCTGTAACCCAGCCCTCCCTTACCCAGATAACACCGCAGGTTCTTCTGGTGCTACTGGCTCTGGTCTATCTACAGCGTACTTCCTACGCCACGACCAACAGGGAGTTGAAATGGTTGACCTTGTTCCCCTTGGTCGTACTGAACTTGCAAAGATTGCAGATACAGTGCGTTTCTACCTTAACGAGTACATCGTACTTGCACTTAAGGCAGAGCCATGGACTGGAAACATTTACAACCTTGCTGACCCAGCATAAGCAATTCCTCAAAAGGAATAGAAAAACCGCTCTCCACAGGGCGGTTTTTCTTTTATTCACCGAATAGGGGTATTATAGGAGTATGAAAGCAATTATTAAGCGCGACCGCGCTTCTTCAATTCTCGTCGACGATAAATTTTACGACACCGGAAAAGAAATAGAGCTTTCCTTTTCAGAAGCGTTTCGTATCTCCCGAATTTCTCATGTTGAGGTTTCGTATGAAAAAACGCCCTACAATCCCGAACTTTTCGCATGCGAAAAATTCTTCAATTTTTCTGGAGACATTGACATGACTTCTGGGTTTGGAGGAGTTTCTTATCATCTCTTAAAAGAAAGTCTTAAATCTTATGACGTTGCCTATGCAGGAAGGACACTAGACGTGCATGATTACGCCATTTTGGGGGCTAGGAGACGCGAATTACAGCAAAAAGGTGCAATGGTCTGGCACGACCAACCACGCGAGAACTGGCTTAATTCTCCTTTTGAAAAAAACATAGCTATCGTTCCGTTTGAGACAACGCTCATTCCAAAGAGTTGGATTGCTCGTCTTAACCAATTTGACGCACTGTTAGTTCCCTGCGAGCAAAATATAGAGGCATTTAGAAACTCAGGAATTAAAATCCCTATCGACCTTATTCATTGGGGTGTAGACCCTAAGCAGTTCTACCCGCTAGAACGTCCCCAGAGACCTATTTTTACCTTTGGGACAATGGGAGCCTTATCTGTGAGAAAAGGTACCGATATACTCATAGACGCCTTCCTAGAGGCTTTCCCGCACCAGCAGGACGTGCGTCTTCTGTGCAAAACAAGTTTCAATAATTACCCCTTCATGGTGAAGGATTCACGTATCGAGGTTCAGATGTCCCCCGTAAGCCACGAGGAGTTGATAAACGACTTCTTCCGCCAAGTAGACTGTTTCGTGTTCCCTACGCGCGGTGAAGGCTTCGGATTGACCCCTCTAGAGGCTATGGCAACCGGTATACCGGCAATAGTTACCGGTTGGAGCGGTCCATTGGAATACATGAACGATGAGGTCGGCTGGTTAATAAATCACGGTATGTCACCGGCGAAAGCTTTTTCAGAGCAAGTATACAAGGAGGATTGCGGGGACTGGGCGGAACCAAGCAAGGAACACCTCATAGAACTTATGCGTCATGCGTACAGCAATCGAGACGAGGTGCGTGCGAAAGGAGCCGCAGCAGCAAAGCATGTTCAGGATAATTGGCTCTGGAAGGACAAAATAAAGATGTATCACGACGCTCTCGAAAAACATTTATAGCGTTTTGGTTGTAAAATGGATACATGGAGTCAGGCTTTAAACGCTTTTGGAAAAGCAAAGATATAGAGTTTCGCGAGCCTTTACCGGTTCCGCAGGTATTTGAAATGATTCGCAATAGCGATGAAAGTGGTACAAGCGGTACGGGAAAAGTGCTGGACGGCGTATTGTTCCCGAACGGGCGCGTTGTTATTTGCTGGAATGCAGCTAATTCGCAAGCGAAAGTGAATGGAGAGCAAGTTGGCAGTATCACAGTCTTCGACGGATTCGAGGAGTTTTACGCTATCCATATCGGCTCCCACCCTACCAACGGTACAGAAATTAACTGGCTATAATATGGCAACAGAAGCAACCCCACTACAGTCAGGGCATATCGCAACAGGGAATAACACCCCTACAGGCGCACCAATGCAGGTCGCGGTAGATAACCCCTACATTACGAAAGATGAGTTCGTAGGAAGTTTTGAAGCAGCCGGACTGGGTATTACGGCAAACAGTCCGCAGTATTCAAGCGGAGAACTAGACCGTAAAATCCTCCAAGCAAGTGGCTGGGTAAATCGCTACTGCCGACGCTGGTTTGATACCCAGACCGTTGACCAGCAGGACACCGGCTTCCAAGTGCGTCCGTACAACCCGCAACTCGTGACAGTTATCTTGAAGAACAGTCCCTATATCAAAATTAACTCGATGTATATTCAGGTGTTGCAATGGTTCATCGAAATTATCGTGAGTGGACCGGGCAGTTACTTGCAGGACTTCTACGATAAAGGTTTCTGTAAAATCGTGCCGTTACTTTCAACAGCAGGAACAGGACTCGGTACTCCTATCCCAGCAGCGATTCTCGACCATGTCGCCCTCGGTGTACTTTGGACAAACTATACTTTTGGGTATGGTACATCCTTAACTTCTCAAGGACTTAACCAAATTGGGTCTACTAAACAATACCAATCTCCGCTTGGAAACCGCCTCTGGGCACCGTCACAGACTTTAAATATCTATGACGGAGGAACGATTGTCCCTTCTTCGGGATATTCGGTTGATTATCCTAATGGAATGGTTACGTTTAGTTCTCACAACCCAACTGGTG